CAGCAATAGAGGACCTAAACGAAAACCTACAAAGTGGGCTTGCGTTAGGTTCTTTTATTATTAAGCCGTTGGGTGAAAATAAGGTTGAATATGTATTGGCCGATAGTTTTATACCAGTAGAATTTGATTCCAGGGGACGTTTAATCAAAGTAGTATTTGTTGAGACAAAGCGTGTTAAGGATGATGATTGCTATTTCAGATTTGAGTATCATTCATTGGATAAGAGTGGTCTTACTATCACCAACAAGGCATATCACAGTAACAACAAGACTGAGTTAGGCAGAGAAACGAACCTTGAAAGTGTTGCAGAATGGGCCAACTTAGAACCCTATATCAACTATCCGTTAATGGATAAGCCGGACTTTGGTTATTACAGAAACCCTATTAAGAATGATATTGATGGTTCATTTAATGGAGTATCTATCTATGATTCTGCTAAGTATCTGATTAAGCAAGCAGATACGCAATTTGGTAGGCTAAATTGGGAGTTTGAAAGTGGAGAAAGAGCGGTCCACGTAGATTCAGCAGCATTAAAAATCGACAAGACAAAAGGCACATCTTCTGTATCAAAATTAAACAAAAGACTATATAGAGCAGTTGATGTTCAAATGGGCGATAATAAAGAGTTATTTGATACATTCTCACCTGAGTTCAGAGAGGTATCTCTTTTAAGTGGCCTTGAAGAATATAAGCGCAACATTGAATTCGCGGTAGGATTATCCTATGGCGATATTTCTAATCCATCAACTATTGAAAAGACTGCTACAGAGATTAAGAGCGCTAAGAAGCGTAAATACAATACGGTATCAGCTATTCAAAAGAACTTGAAGACTTGCTTAGAAGATTTAGTATTTGCATTAGCTTTTTATAATAGTTTGGCCACTACTGGCTATGAATTTGTATGTGACTTTAAAGATAGTATTCTGGTTGATGAAGAAACAGAGAGAAGTCAAGACCGTTCAGATGTCGCTATGGGTGTAATGCAATTGTGGGAGTACCGTGCTAAATGGTTTGGTGAAGATGAGGCAACTGCAAAAGCGATGATACCACAGCAGGCAGATGTTATTCTATAAGGGTGGGTGATTAGATGGCTTTAACTCCTTCAGAATTAGAACGTATGCCTATTCAAATTGAAAAGTATTTCAATGATCTAGAACGTAGAATTATGGAAGATGTAGTTAGACGTATTCAGATTAATAGTGAGATAACAAGAGCTGCCGATTGGCAAATACACAGGCTTAATCAGTTGGGAATGTCTAAACAGGCCATTGAGTTACAAATAAAGAATACTCTTGAACTATCAGATAAAGAGATAGAAAAGATGTATGAGCAGGTAGTTGAATTTGGTTATACAAGGGATAAAAGCATTTATACAATGGCAGGTAAAGATTTCATTCCATATAACAAAAATGCAGAGTTGCAACAACTTGTATCAGCTTTTAGTGAACAGACAAAACAGACACTAAGTAATATTACTCAATCATTAGGTTTTACAACTCCGATGGGTGGAAAAGTTTTATTTACTCCAATGGCTGACTTCTACCAAAAAACTTTAGACAAGGCAATGTTGGACATTACAACAGGAGCCTTTGATTACAATTCTGTATTAAAAAGAACCGTACAAGAAATGACTAGAAGTGGTGTAAGAACTGTTGAGTTCGGAGCTACTAATTGGAGCAATAGAGTAGAAGTTGCAAGCCGTAGAGCTGTAATGTCTGGCATAACACAAGTTACTAACAAGATTAATGACAGTAATGCTAAGACATTGAATACAGAGCATTTTGAAGTCTCTTGGCACGCAACAGCAAGACCATCCCACCAAGTATGGCAGGGTAGAGTTTTTACAAAAGAAGAACTTATATCTGTATGTGGATTAGATAGTATCACAGGACTATGTGGAGCTAATTGCTATCATTCGTATTATCCATTTATACCGGGCATTTCAGAACGAACATATACAGATAGACAATTAACTGAAATGAACGCTAAGGAGAACACTAAGAAAGCGTATGGGGATAAAGAATTTAATGCATATGAAGCTACTCAATATCAACGAAACTTAGAAACACTTATGCGTAAGCAAAGGCAAGACATAAACCTCTTAGAAAAAGGTGGAGCTAGTAAAGATGATATAATAGCTGCTAAGTCAAGATACCGTTCGACTATGGCTCAGTATGCAGACTTTTCTAGTAAAATGAAATTGCCACAACAAAAAGAGCGCATTTATATGGATGGACTGGGGAATGTTGCTGGAGGAAAAACAGTTGCAAAATCTAAAAAAAATGATAAAATAGAAGATGAAAGAGAAATTACTCAAAGGGATATGGCAAGTGGTCTTAGAAAAAGTTCAAATATCCCCTTATCGCAAGCTGATAAAGAACATTTATTAAAAGAAATGAATTCTATTGGAGCAGATGAAGATATTTTTATTTTTAGAGATGGTTATGGGAGTGGATACTCTGAAAGCAGAGATAAAGTTTTTATAAGTTCTAATGTTTTCCCGTCAAAGGATTCTTCATTACACCCAAGAGACTTAATGAGTGAAAGAGCCGTGCTTGCACATGAGTATTATGGACATAGACAATACAAAGGTACAAAGGTAGCGGCGGGGATGTGGAATGATGAATTTAGGGCAAGCTATATGGCAGCAAAGAATTGTCCTAATCTTTCAGATTTTGATAGGAGATACTTGATACTGGATGCCTTGGAGAGAGCTAAAGAAGCAGGGGTTACGGTAAAATATAATAAATTTATGAGGAGGGTTATATATGGGGATTAAATTAACTCAAAAAGATTTTGAATTAGTTGATAAAGTATTGGACGATTTTTCAAAGAATAATAATAACATAGAAATGTGTCCATATTGTAATACTAAAATTGATGTAGAACTAAAAGATGGTATAACAACAGTGAAGTGTCAGAGCAATGAATGTTTTCAAGAAACATTTAAGGGAGTTTAATAAGCCACCAATCATAATAATGGTTAGGTGGTATTTTTATACCTAAAATTAGGAGGTGATCCATATATCTCCCTTAAGACCAGGGCTAAGGTCTTATTTTTATGCGGTCAGCTGATTCAGACCTAAAATAGTCGGTCACTTGGTGGATAGTTACACACCTAAAATAACTTATATGTGAAAGGAAGAATAGAGATGAAAAAAGAAGATTTAGTAGCGTTAGGGTGTACGGAGGAACAAATAGCAGATATTCAAAAGCTAAATGGTTTAGATATTAAAAAAGAGCAAGATAAGGTTGCTAAAGTAGAGCTTGAAAGAGATAACTACAAAGGGCAACTCGATACAGCTCAGAAGTCACTAAAAGACTTTGAGGGGATAGATATAAAAGACCTTAAAGGAAAGATTGAAACTTTAACCAATGACCTTAAGACTAAGGAAACGGAATATCAAAGCCAATTAGCTGATAGGGATTTCAATTCTCTATTAGATAGTCAAATTACAACTTTTGGAGCAAGGAACAGTAAAGCAGTGAAAGCCTTACTTGATATCGAAACTTTGAAAGCTAGCAAGAACCAATCTGAGGATATTAAAAAAGCCTTAGAAGCATCAAAGACTGAGAACGATTACTTATTCGGCTCAGCGGAACCTATTAACAATGCGGTTAAGTCCACTAATGGTACACCACCTGTAGGTGATGCAAACACCAATGCTTTAAGAGCAGCTATGGGACTTAAGCCAACAACAGAATAAGAGAGGAAATAAAATATGCCAAATATTATAGCATTAGCAAAGAATTACGCAGACCTTTTAGATGAGGTTTATAAAAGCGCATCTGTTACAGCCGATTTGATCAGTGATTCATCAATGATGAGAGCAGGAGCAAACGCAAATGAAATCTTATATCCACAGATTGATATTACCGGACTTGGTGATTACAGCAGAAATAGTGGATATACAAGTGGAGCAGTTAGTGTTGTATGGAAGACTGCAGCGTTTAATTATGACCGTGGTACAAAGCTTTCTGTTGACACAATGGATGATCAAGAAACATTCAATATCGCATTTGGAATGGCAGGAGGTACTCTTCAAAGAGAAAAAGTTGCACCGGAAGCAGATGCATTCACGTTTGCTACTTTAGCAGGTATTGAGGGAATTTCTAAAGCAACAGCAGCAACATACGCAGATGGAGCAGCATTCCTAGGAGCGCTTTTAGTAGCTAAAACAAAAATGGATGAGGATGAAGTTCCAGAAGAAGGTAGAATTCTTTACGCAACACCTACTTTACTTAATAGTGTAATTGCGCTTGACACAACTAAGTCAAGAGAAGTGCTTGCTTCATTTACTATTAAAAAACCAGTTCCACAGTCTCGTTTTTACACTGCGATTGATATGTTGGATGGAAAGACACCTGGAGAAGAAGCTGGTCATTATGCGAAAGCGGCAACGGCAAAGGACATCAACTTTATGATCATTCATAAGCCTGCTATTATCAAATTCGACAAGCACACAGTTTCATCTGTTATCGCACCAGACAACAATCCTGATGCTGATTCATATATAGCTAAATACCGTAAATACGGTATGGTTGATGTATATAAAAACAAGGTGGCTGGTATTTACTTGAGCCACAAAGCATAAGGAGGAATGACATATGAGCAGAACAGTTGGATTAGTTTTTAATAAGGCTGAGGTTGTAAAAGAACCAACCAAGTTTGACGGAATGGATATTGAGCAATTAAAGGCATATGCTGCTGAAAACAACATTGATATTGGTAGCTCAACTTCAATCAATGGTATTACGAAGAAAATTATTGAAGCTGAAAAAGAATAGAAAGGTAGGTGGTGTTAGTGATTAGTTATACTACCACAGAATATTATCTTGATAGTTATTTAATGGGTAGGCAGGCGGTCATTGATACCGCCGTTTTTCCTTATTATGCTCTCAAGGCAAGCCAAGTTATAAATCACCATGCTTGCGGTAATATAATTGAAACAGAGCAATTTATAGATGAAGTACAGATGTGCTGTTGCGAACTTGCAGAGGAATTATATAATCAAGAAAAACTAATTAAGAGTAGCAATGGAATTGCATCTGAGAAAGTTGGAGAATATTCCGTTAATTATGTAGATGGTGAAAAAACAAAGATCGCTAGTGTAGATGCTATTAACTCAACTATAAACAGATGGTTGCTTATGACAGGCTTACTGTACAGGGGGTGTTAATTTGTACACGAATGCAGATATAACCCTTTATTCATACCAGAATGGAGCTTATACAAGGTCGTTAATTAAAGATGTATTTTGGGATGAAGTAAAACAATCAAACCTCATTAAAAGTGGATTAACTATAGTTGATTCAGTAAAGATATTTATTCCAGTATCAAGTATAAGTAACCTAAATACTACTACTGGTAAAGATATTATTGTTAAAGGGATTGTGGTAGTTGATATAGATAACACATCTCAAGCAGCGCAATCAGCAAGCCTTAAAACACTTAAAGAAACATACGGTTTTATTACAGTATCAAGCTGTGATAAAAAGTTATATGGTAGCAAGTTAATGCAACATTACCAGTTGTCATGTAAGTAGGTGATTAAATGCAGATAAAAGGTAAGTTGATGATTAAGGCTAATAATAAATTACTTAATGAAAGACAACTGCAGAACAAAGGAATGGTGCAGAAGTTTATAGATCAAGAATGCATTAGAATGATGGACCCATATACTCCTAGAATGAATGGGGTGTTAACTAAATCTGCCACACTAGGAACTAAAATCGGAAGTGGCGTTATTAATTATAATGCTCCATATGCTAGATACATGTATTATGGCAAATTGATGGTATCAAGTATAACAGGTAGCTCCTATGCGCTTAAAGGAGAGAAGAAAATCTTGACTACCAAAGAACTAAAATATAATGGTGAGCCTAAACGTGGTGCTTTTTGGTTTGAAAGAATGAAATCAGACCATAAGGAAAAAATACTTGCAGGAGCTCAAAAAATGGCAGATAGGGGGATGTAATGAATGTAATAGAGTTAGTAAAACAGATATTAACGGATTACCCTAAAATTTTAGAGTTCACCAATGAGGTTCACGTGGATTTTACTGATTCAGAACCAACGAATTTTGGCTTATCATCAACAGGTGATCAACTCATAAAAGAGGATGTTCTGGGTAATCAAATAAGACAACATAATTTTGTGCTGTATGCAGTTAATCAGGCCTTTTTGGACTATGACAGACTAGCAAACAGTACTTTTTTATTGGATTTAACTTATTGGCTTGAAATAGTGGCCAATAAGCAAGAGATAACCGTTGACGAGCAGTCGAGAGGGAAGTTGCTAAGTATAAGTAGTGCTAATGGAATGCTTTACAGTATTCCGACAGGTGACATTATGGACGGAGTAACTTACCAAATACAAATATATGCTCAGTACAAAATTGAAAGAGAGGTATTATAATGGCAGAAGTAGGAAAGATTAAACGAAAATTTATGGCGCATTATATTGATGCAGCCACAGTGGCAGGACCTTCTAGTTTTATCAGATTAGGCTCCGACTTAGAAGAATTCACAATAGAATTAAATCCTAATGTCGAAACAAAATCAAATATTCTAGGTGAAAGCACTACAAGTATCGATGGATACGAACCACAGGCAAGCGTAGAGCCTTACTATGCAGTTATCGGTGATCCACTTCATACGAGGCTTCAAAAAATTGTTGATGAAAGATTAACACTTGATGATCTTAAAACTTCAACTATTGAAGTTCATTTATGGGAAGAAGATGCAACAACAACAGGTTCGTATGTAGCATACAAAGAAGATGCGATTATTGAAGTTGTAAGCTATGGTGGTGATACAACAGGGTATCAAATTCCGTTCAACCTTCATAACACTGGCAATAGAGTTAAAGGTTTATTTGCATTAGCAACAAAGACTTTTACAGCAAACTAATAATTAATTGGGTGAGGATACAAGTCCTTGCCCTTTTTAACAGGAGGGTATTATGCAAAATTTAAGTTTTAGTGATGGTTTTAAAGAATTTAGTTTGAACGGTGATGAAAGCAAAGTCATACGTTTTAATCCTGCTGATTTTGGGATTATAGAGCGAATTGACAAAGCGTATAAAGAGATTGAAA